GAGTTTATATTTCAGTTTGTGTATTCCTGTTGCTTTACCCAATAATCCCATTCTCTTTGAGCTTTCTGTTCGTTAGTCTCAAAATTCATTAAATCCATAGCAAATCAAAGCTCATTCATCTGCTGATTTCTAGCTTGTTGATTTAGTTGATATTCCTGTAATTGCATACTAAACTCATTCTGATACTGTTGCATCCTATTATTATACTGAGTAGCATATTTGTTGTATTCAGAGTTAAGAGTTCTTAATTGTAATTGTAAATCGTAACTTCTATCAGCAATTATAGCATTTATCTTACTTCTAGTTGCTCATGTTCATTCATATTCAGCTTCTACTTGTTTTTTTATAGAATCTAAATCTGATTGGATATTCTCCATTTGTTCTTGAACTTCAGTACATTGGTCTGATAATGCTAACATCTCAGGCTCTTTCATCTTAGCTTCATAATCCCTGAAAAATTGTGTAGCTTCGCTAGCTCAATCTCCATTCATAAACTTAGTAAAAGTCTGAACTGCCATATTGTAAGCCATATCTTGTATACTCATTCATGCTGTATCTTCTCCTTTATCATCATCGTAAGCAGCTATGATATTTCATTTGTTAATCTGATTCTGTAATTCAGCATATTTTGTTGGATCATATACTCTTAGATTTTCAAGCTCATTCATAGATACTTGACCATCCTTATATTGAGTGTATAAATCTGTTACAGGTACTCATGCTAGCTCCATTCATTTCTGATAACCACCATACCAAGAGTCTAGTGTTTGTTTCTGCTCATCATTTCTAGCATCATAACTGAAATTCTTTTTGAAACTTTCATAATCTCTAAAATATTCAGGATTAGTCTGTCTATAGTTGTTTAGATTTGATATGATTTTACTCTGAGCATCATCAGAAGTCTGATTGTAATATTCTTGCGATAGTGGTTTAAGTTCTCCTTGCTGTTGAATATTGCTAACGGTACTACCTGCTGTTTCTTGCTGTTTTACAGGAGTTTCTGTTTGCATATTCCTACTAGGTGTAGTTGTTTGTTGTATAGTAGAACTTCCAGCATCCATATTACTTGGTTTAGGTGTAGTTGTTTGCTGTGTTGTTCACATACCACCTAGCTTTGATACTAGATTGTCATACTGTTGCTGTGTATAGCTACTCTCTATTTTAGCTTTAGCTTTACTAGCTGCTCATGCATCCCCTCAGTATAGGGTATCTTTCATCTTTACATAAGTTGCATCATCTACTGTTACCATTGGTTATAATGTTTATAAATTAAATGTTATCTGTACTACTTCATCATTGTTTGCTATGGTCTCTCATACCTACTAAATTTATAAGATAAATCTGATTATGTGCTTCATGATACAGGTCAATTTAACACTCTTCTCTTACTACCATTCGGAGCTATGAAACATAAATGTCAGTATCAGTCTTCCATATCTCCATCTGCTACCCACATAAATCAGCTTTTAGAACTTCATACATTCACATTTCATCAATACCATGCATCTGAGCCATATGTTCTTCTCCTTATCCCATATTCATCTACATAATATATACATAGATTATCTCCACTATCTAATCGTATAGCTCATGCTTTATCACTTCATACAGAGGTGGAATAACTAGAATCGTATGCTATTTTATGTTTATATCATCTATTGCCCCAAGTTCAGTCTGTATAACATAATCTAGCTCATTCTACTCGTATAAATCCACTCCTATGTCTTGTATCATCAAATGATAATCAGCTTTCATCAAAGCTAGGAGAATATACATTGACTTGGTTATCTAGTGTGTAGTAGTGTATCCTATAATTTGAATATCATTCTCGCATTTCATCATAATCTACACCAAAGTATATATATCATGCCCATTTTGCTCATCATACTACCTCTACAGACCATGAATAACTCCATGTAGTTTCCCAACTCCCATCGTATCTCTGAAAATCTGCATATAAGGTAGTATTATAGTTTGTATCACTTCATAACACAATAACTCAGCATCAAACTTCATGTCAAGGTTGGAATCAATTCAAATCAAATAGGGTAGTAGTATTTGTTGCAGTAACACTTGACCATCAAGTTGGAAATACAAAAGGAGTAGGATTAAAATCAGCACCATAAAAAGTCTGCTTAGTAACTCAGTCTATAGCTATTCATTTTCAGATTTGATTGTAATCTACTGTTACTGCCATCTTATGTTACTAATATAAATCAGTTCAAACAGGTAGCCTTAGCTTACCTCCATATAAATCAAATACATCCCTTCATATCATACCTGCATAATCTGCATTTATCAATATCCCTCAATTTCCATCTACACTAGCTCATGCTATATATCATACCATGCTTCATCAGTAATAAAACTCTATCCTATTATTATTAGGATTCATTCTTACTGCTGTAGAGCTTGTACTTCATGCTGTAATTGTTGTTCAAGTTATATCTCATGCTGTTATAGTCCCTAGATTTGCACTAATAGCTGAAAGCTGACTTACATCTATCTTCCCACTTGTGATAGAATTAGCTTGTATTTCGTTTCCTGTAATCGTATTTGCTGCAATATTATCTGCTGTGATAAAGGTACTCTGTGCATTAGTTCAGAAAGCCTGAAATTCTGCATCCTTTCAGCTACTTGTTGGTTTAGCTACACATAACAATATTTTATTTTCTCATACACTAGCACTTGCATTTGTTGTTGTAGATACTGTATTTGTACTCATATCATAGTATATATAAGTCATACTAGACATATTACCTGTGCTTCCACTTGTTACTGCTAAACTTGTTCAATCTGGTAGATATATATTACCACTTCACCATGTTACTGTATTATAATCACTCGCATTCCATGATACATTTGTACTCCATCATGCTATTCATCCATCAGCTTCAACATTATATACACTTACTCCTGCATTGATTTTAGGAGAAGAAACTCAAGGAACTTGAGAAATTACCCCTCATGTATTAGGGTCTGATACATTTAATATTACATCTACTATATCCTCAAATCCTATTGTTTTCATTATCTTAGTACATTATTGTTAAACATTAAATCTAATGCATAAAAGCTAGGTGTGTTTGTTCAATCTCATGTTAAAATAATTTTGAATTGTATATATTGGAATCTATCCCTTACAAACATATCTTCTGTAAAACTCTCTATTGTATCCGTAGTTGGTGTGATAGTTCTTAAACTTGTAAAACTTCATCCATCTACTGAGTATTGGATTTCTATTGATTGCCCTGTTTTAAGAGCTGAGTATCATATTCAAGCTAGTATTCATTCTTTTACCTCTTTAAGCGAGTTAGCAAAGTATCCTCTAGTTACTAAGTATCATGAAGTGTAGTAAGTAGAATTACTTAGTTTATCTATTCAATAAGTGGTTGTATCTCAAGTCTTCTGCCAAGCTACGTATAAATCTATTCAGTCTGAAAATATGCAAGTAACATCTCCACTAGCTACATAATCATAACTTAATACTTCGTTATAATTCTTATTCTTAGCTCCCCAAGAGTAGATTCAGTTTTTTCATGCTATTACTAATCTTTCATTATATACTCAGATTCAATTATCTATATTCGCAAAATCATCTATCTTTTTTAAAGGGTATATCTTGTATCAGTCTAAAATACCTAGTCATCTATTTGTTATTATATAAGGGTAACCATTATAAATCTGACTTTGATATGTAACATATCATATTAGAGGTACAGTTTCATCAGGTACATCTGCTACTCAATCCCATAGATACATATTAGAATTTCATAACTCTGATTGTGTAATTACTCTTATAGCTCCTCATAAATCATTTAGCTTTGTAATTACTCATCCACTTTCCATTGTAAACAAATTAGAGAAAACAGAACTTACATCTACTTTAGATAAGCTACTACCATTTCATATATATAAATCTCATTGACTGACAAGCATAGGGTGGTATCATTCAGCATTAAGATTACTAATTAAGACAGGTGTAACTGTTGAATTGCTGTTAATATCACTAACAGCCACTTGATACAAATGATTCCTAGTAGCAAAATACAAATCTCCGTTGAATACGGCTGCCGAAATCCATGTAGCATTCAATCATGTATTTACAACACTCCAAGTCCCATTCTTACACTTCATACATATCCCACTATCTCCTCATGCTATAAATAAGGAGCTTGTAGCTTTTACTATCACAGTAATCGCATCTGTAGTTGTTGTATCTTGAACTAGAGCTTTGCTCAGGCTTATCCCTTTACTATTTTCTCTTATTTCTATGTTTTCACTATAAAAATAGCTATTTTGAATACCTGTGAAAATATCATCAGCTATTCATCCATTAGCTCATCTAAATATTGGTGCTACTACATTACTTTCTGCCATAGTTTTATTCTAAGAATCATAAATATGGATCAATTACTTGATACCCACTTTCATTATCAAAGCATCATTCTGTCTGCATTTGCTGTATAGCTTGCAAATAATATCCCTCTCGTAGTTGCTGTTTATCAAATACTTGTTTCTCTCCAAATACTAAACTATTCAATCACTTAACTAATATGTTATGATACTCTGGAGCTAGTTTTATTTCATCAGAAGTATCAGTTAATGCTAGGTCTAACGGTATGTATTTTCATTCTAAGCGAAGTCATCACTCAATATCTTCCTCTGGTACAGGATAGATAAAAATACTACCATCTCTTAACACTCAGTAAGGTTTCTTATTCTTGTTTATCTCATAGTCTATATTGATACTAGCATCGTATATTGGGATTCTCTTATCCTTTCATTCATGAATATAAAAACAATCTAACACTAGCTTTAATCAAGTCTGAGTGTCAGATGGTTGAGGAATGATATACTCTTGTTGTCATGCAACTACATCTGTTGTATAACTCTGCCAAGTGTATTTCTTAGAGTTTACAGATAATCTAGAGAATATATCTTTATAGATAATGTTTAGATATGTTAGATAATCAGCATCTGCTATCTGTCATGCAGTAGTAGAAGTCTGTTTTCTTGATAGATTGATTATTGTAGATACATCCATTAGCTAATATGTTTCTAAATAAAAGTTTCATTTTGAGAGGATAGTTTCCCATCCTCCCAACTATGAAAGATTTACTAAGCAGCAATCTTAATTTTAACCATTCTTTCTTTTCCTTCTTGGAAAGTTTTAACTCCGTAAAGGCAAGAAATGATGTAGTAATCAGCTTTCTGTTTAGGTAATGGATTCTTTCTTACATCTATGTTCTGTTGCATAACTAGGTCAATAGCTCCTGGTCTACAAAGTAATGCAGTAGCTTCTTCAGCACCAACAGTAATAGTTGTGTCAGGTGTAGAAACTAATACATCTCCACTTGTAGTAAGAACTCCTGTAGAAGCATCTAAGTTAGCTCTAACATTCTTTAATTTAGCTCTGTCAGCTGCAGATACTTCAATATAAGTTGTTCCTGCTCCTGCAGCTCCATTGATAGCAGCAGCTAAGTTAGCCAAAGCAGCAGCATCGTTAGCTCCTTTAAGAACATTACCTGCAGTTGATCCAATAGAAGCAACAAATGTGAATTTAACACCAGCTACAGTAATTTCATCAGTAGCAACTACACTTGAGAAGCTAATAGTTCTGTTGTGAG